CAACACCACCACGGTTACCTAAAGTACGAGCAGAAAGAGTTCCTGCAACACTACCTGCGCTAGTTTGATTTGGTCCAGCGTTTCTATCGTTGCTGTTTCCGTTGGAGTAGCCTGAAGCACCGCCACCTGAGCCACCAACTCCTGCACGTCCGTTACCTGGAGAGTAATCCCAGTAAGAAGCACCACCGTAACCGCCACCTTTAGCACGGATGTTTAGTCCACCAGGACCAGTAATTAATGAGTCACCACCGTTTGTTGAGTTAACACTAAATTGGTGATATTGAGGGTTTCCATCTCGTGTTGAGCCTGAACCATTTCCACCGCCACCAACAGTGATGTTGTATGTTCCAGAGACGGCTTGGAATGTTCCGTCGGTAAAACCGCCAGCACCTCCGCCACCACCCATGTCGAAGCCACCACCGCCACCACCACCGATGCAAAGGAATTCCATTACACCAGTACCTGTTACGGTAAAGGTGTTGCTAGCAACAGCAGTAAATGCAAAATACTTGTAATTAGTTCCTGCAACATTTATAGATACAGGACTTCCCAAAGGAGATGTAACCTGCATAGCAGTGGTTGCTTCTAATTGAATATTATTGTTATCTAACCTAGTAACATACATATAGTCTTTGGTAAAGGTGTCTCGTGCTACTGCACCACCAGCAGGATAGACATATCTAACAATATCTCCTGTGACTAATCCGTGGTTTGTAATATAAAGAACGTCTCTATCTAAAGAGACTCCAATTGCTCTTATCGTAAACGTTCCAGTATAGGAGCCGTTAGAGAGGATAATGTCTGCACCACCTGGGTTTAATGCTAACTTAATCTGCACCAAACCTGGAGCAATATCTACAACTAAGTTAAAAGCAGAAATCCAATAAGTAGTGTTGTTGGTTAATCCTGCTGGAACTGTTCCTGTTGAAGACACACGCACCATAGAACCAACTACAAGACCAGTAGACACCCCTGAACCCGCTTGATTTTGCATTTGAATAATTGCAGAACCAGTCGATGTGGAGTTAACAGTAGACACAGAGCCTGTAGTGTTAGAGCCGTCAAAATTTAAGTCACTTCCTTCAGATACAGGTACAAGAAGTTCGTTTTGAGTATCGGTGTTATTGCCCGCAAATGTTGTTGCTAAAGTGGCTTTTCTAAATGAACCAGTCATAGCAACAGTCAAATCTATAGGGGTTCCACCAGGAACTGCTGAAACTTGAAACTCTGAGGAACTAGCACCTACTCCAGTGTTACTGGCGAGATACACGACTCCACGTGGATTATTAAAGAAGAATCCCGCACTTGAAACAATGCTGTAGTAAAGAGGCATACCTATCTTTGCACCAACAAAGTTTTCTGCTCCATGAGTAACTGTGAATGTGTCGGCTCCAGTGTTTACAGAGGCAATATTGCTAAATGCTCCGCCTGTTCCTACCGCACTGTTTGTTAAATCAAACGCATATTGGATAACGCTGTTAGAACCATCAAAAGACTGGGCTGTTGCTGTGTTAGAAGAGTCGAATGTTTTTGCGCCTGTGTTAGATGCGTCAAAAGATTGAGAAATAGTAGAGTTAAGATTTAGGAAGTAAAACGGAGTATTGACACCAAAACCATGAGGTGCATCTGTTTTAAGAGTAAGAGTAGATTGACCTTGAGCATTTGTGACAATACCTTCAGAATCAGAAATACGAATCTGAGAACCTTGGAAGAACTGCCCTGTAATAATAGATGTGTACAAGTCTAGGATAGACGCAGTTGTTAATTGGTTTTGACGAGATAGATATGTAAATGTCGTTGCATCTGGAATAGAGTTAATAATGTAAGAACCGTCTGCGGTTAGTGACTTTGTTCCTGTAACGTTAATTGGAATACCAACAGCAACGCTATGTGGTAAAGAGGTAACAATTTTAATTTCGCGAGAACCAGCAGTTGTGGTCATCTCAGCAATATTAGGAATTGTGGTATCACCGCTTGCGGAAAAGAATGATGGAGTGTTGTTGATAAGTTCAACTGTTTCCCACTTGGTTGGCTGCAGACCGTATTCAAAGTCCGTGTCCATGAGCGTCTGAGGCTCAGAGACACGCAGTTTGGTTACTGGGTCAATGAATTCGGCTGGGAAACGAATTTCTCCGCTTACTCCTCCGCCACCGCCTGAACTACCGCCTAAAAAACCTGGCATTAGTTGCTACCTTTCTGCATCATATTCCAAACCACCATGAAGTAGAGATTGCTAAACTTCCAACAAAACCTTGTGGCCCAGTTGGTCCAATATTGCCTGACGCAACTTCTACCCACGCACCTTGAAAGAATACATAAGTTTTTGCCGTTTGTGTGTTAAACCAACCATCTCCTGCAGTTGCCGTTGCAGTACTTGGTGCAGTTGGGCCTGTTGCGGTAAATTTACCGACAGGACCAGTAGGACCTGTTGGTCCAACGCCTCCTGTTGGACCAGTAACGGTTGACTGTGAACCAGTTGGTCCAGTCGCACCTGTTGGACCTGTTGGACCAGTCTCACCTTTTTTATCAAAGATATTGATAACACCAAGTTGTCCAGCACTTGTAACGCTCTGATAAACAATGTTTGCTGGAGCATCAAGTGGTACAACATAGGTAATAATATTTGTTGCATCTCCGCCGTAAACACCAGCGACAGGATTATTATTTGTAGTTCCTGGAACGTTGGCTTGGTTATTTTCGGTTAAGCGAAGTGCTAGTGGGTCATTAATATTTAACCCAGATAAATCAAAGTAGTATGTCTCACCACGAACGACTGTAAGAGCAGGTGTATTTCCTGCAATACCTGCAACTAAATACTGGGTGTTTGTTCCGTTGTTTGTAATAACAAAGGTGGTTCCGTTACGTGGACCCATTGGTCCAGTAGGACCAGTTACTTGTGGGCCAGTTGGACCCGTTGAACCAGTTGGACCAACGAATGGACCACCAGAAACCCAAGAAGAGCCATTCCAAATGTAGATATTACTATCTGCACTAACAACATACGCATCACCAGAAGCATTGCCTGTTGGTCCTGTTGGTAAACTGCCAGTTGTTGCTACAACACCTTTAACATTGATAGATGTTCCCTGTGCACCAGTAGGTCCAGTTGGTCCTGTTGAACCTGTTGGACCAGTAACTGTTGAGGCTGAGCCAGTAGGTCCTGTTGGTCCTGTAATTCCTGGACCTGTTGGTCCAGTTATGTTACTTGGAGCACCTGTTGGTCCTGTAGCACCTGTTGGGCCTGTTGAACCAGTAGGACCAGTAACTGTTGAGGCACTACCAGTTGGACCAGTTGCACCAGTTGCACCAATAGGTCCACCTGCACCTGGCACACCTTGAATGTTTCCAACGTTTTGCCAATTAGCAAGAGTTGGATTCCAAACACATAGGTCACCGTTTGTTAAAAGATAAGAGTCACCAATTGCACCTGTTGGCTGTGCAGCACGAAGCGTTGCAATATCTGCGTACTCACCTTTAATTACTGTTGCAGCACCAGCAGGGCCTGTAGGACCTGTAGGGCCAGTAACAGTTGAAGGTTGTGTTGACACAGGGCCTGTTGGACCTGTTGCACCTGTTGGACCAGTTGGACCAGTAACTGTAGAATTAGCACCAGTTGCACCTGTAGGGCCTGTTACACCAGTTGAACCAGTTGGGCCTGTTAAACCTGTAGAACCAGTCGGACCTGTTGGTCCAGTTGAACCCGTAGGTCCAGTTACATTTGAGGGTGCACCAGTTGGTCCTGTAATTCCTGGACCTGTTGGTCCAGTTGGTCCAGTTGCACCGTCAACACCAATAACACCAGCAGTACCAGTTGGTCCTGTAGGTCCTGTAATTCCAGTAGCACCAGTAGGTCCTGTTGTACCAGGAATTCCTTGTCCACCAGTTGGACCGACTGGACCTTGATTACCAAGTGGACCTAGTGGACCAGTTGGACCAGTAGGACCAGTTACACCTTCAAAACCACGAGGGCCTGTAGGACCTGTAGGTCCTGTTGAACCGCTACCAGTTGGTCCTGTAGGACCTGTTGCACCCGTTGCAGTTGCAGAACCTGCTGGACCAGTTGGTCCAGATGGACCGACAGGACCAGTAGGTCCAGCAAGTCCACGTTGATTTGGAACACCAGGAAGTAAAGTTGGGTCAATCTCTGGATACTTAGGACTGTTCGGATTAATAGCCATTAGGTAGTAACCTCCCGAACTGTAAAGAATTTACCAGCCTTATAGGTCTCAATGTGACCGTCAGAATCGTAAACAAAATTAACATCCCAATACATTCTTTGTGCAAGCCTTTTTGTCTGCTCTTGAGTCAAACTTAAAGTAATAGTATGACTGGTATTTGAGGTTGATGTGACCGAAACTGTAAATGGCATGTGGGACTGAAGTACTCCAGCCTTCCACCTTATGTTCGCAACAACGCCCTTAGTTGTGAGGTCACCCGTATAAGGTAGGGAGTAGGTGAAAGCCACATCTTGATAAGCGGTGAGTTCCACAGAGTCATAAGGGTGTTCTGAGGGTTTGTCTCCGTAATCTGGTCGTGGGAGTTCGATTCGTTCTGGGTATGAGTAATCGTCCACCTCCTGTGGTCGGTATAGGGGTACGTAATGATTTGTTGCTTTGGAAATTCTGCGGAAAGAAAATACTTCAATGCGGTACATACCAAGACCAAGAAGGGTGCAAAGTTCTTTATACTGGTCTTTGCGTGCTTGAATCATGTCCATCAATTGACGGTAACGCTCAGAACGTGGAATGGTCACACCGTCTGGAGCAAAGACGTTAATGTCAAAGGCTGAGTCTGTAGCAAGAGTGTATAGAGCATTAGTTGTTGCAAGAATAGACACAGGGTAAACATCAATAGCAGGAAGATTGGCTACTGTCTTGTTGCGTCCTAAAGAATCTTGGCTGTTATTTGTATGCTGTAAAAGAGCATTTTCAACAAACTGAGTAATTTCTGCGGTTGTAAAATATCTAAAGTAATTACCTGATACGGTAATTTGAACGCCATCTACTGGGACGTTATCTGTAACTAGAACCCCTGTGGATTCTTCAATCGAACAATTGTTTGAAACATCTACGCCATCAAAGGTAACAAAAATACCTGTTGCATCTAGAGGTGCATAATGTAGCGAGAACCTATTAGTAGTTCCATCAGCCACAAATTGCATGACAAAAGACTTGGGAGTATCACCAAGTTCGGTACGTACTAGGTCAACTAGACTTTGTACGTTAGCCATGAATCCTCCATCGTATTTATATCCTTGTGCTAATAATCTCTGAGTATTGCTATTTGGTCAGCACAAAAAGGGTACGCCTCACTCTAGGAGGAGGGCGGAAACTAGAGTGAGGCGTACAACTGTTGACGACTTAGTTAGGTCGCCAGATATACCCTAGACCTTCCAAATAGTCTGCTAAGTCACGAGTGACTGAGTATTTAACTCCAGCCTTAAATGAGTAAGTATTTCCAACTCCATAAGTCATCTCATCGATGTCTGTAATGGTACGGATGATTACCTTGTCATTTGCTAGTGATACGCCAACTTCTTGAATTTCGTCTAGAACAATTGGTGTGTCTGGTTTCTTAGGGTCGAATACGTCCCGTTCCAGACTCTCTCGCTCTAATTGCACGCTGACAGAAATTTCGTCCTGTCTCTTGCGTAACTCTTCTGCGTTTCTCTTTGTTGCTGCTTCCGCTGCACGCCCTGTTGCGTCAAGCGGACTTGTTGCTTTATTTGCCACGATGTTTTTCTCCTAACGATATTTTTGTAGTCGGAGAGCCTCAAAGAAGGAGTATGAGGCTCTCCGACCTGCTTTAAATTAAGCGGTGTAGACCTTGCAAATTGCTTGGTCTGTGATAACGCCAAGTCCCCAAATTGCATACCATGCAAGAGCGTGCTCACGACCGAAGTCAAGAACGCCACCATCGCGTAGTTCAACTGGAAGGGAAATTGCGTGACCGAATGCGTTGTCACCAATCATGATTGATTCGTAGACATCAGTTGCTGTTGTTCCTGTTGGAGCAGTCTGTCCTGGGTTTTCTGGATTTCCACCAGTTCCTGGGCCAGTGTTAGCCTTTACTGGAACTTCAGTCTGGTCAGCAGGTGCACCAATGATGCTGCTGTAGTTAACAGCAGTTCCTGATGCAATCTTCTTAACCTGAGTTGTCTCGATGAATACTACGTCGTATAGACGACCGATTTCACCAAGCATGAAGTTTCCTGGAGCAGCGTACTTTGTAACTTCGATAAACTCTGGGTTTGAACGAATGTCACGTGACTGCTTAGGATTGATGAACATTACATAAGTCTCACCTAAGCGAGGAATGTTCTTTGAAGCAAGTGTCAAAGCAGCGTCCTTAACAGACCCTGTTGTCAACTTGTGGTTTGCTGAAACAGCAGCAAGGTTTGCTGCCTTTGAGCCTTCGTCGTAGTTTGTGAACGCTCCACCTGTGATGCCTGAGCGGTCGTAACCGAATACTGCAGAAGTTGCAGCACCGAGTGTGTTACGTGCCTGTACATCTAG